AGGACGGGGAGGTGGGGTTAACTAACTGCTTCCTCTTTTTATGTTCGTTATTTTGACTTGTAGTAAAATAGTTGCAGGAAAATATCTCCTTTTGTCGAATAAAAAGTATGAAAGGGGATGTTTAAATGGGGGAAATGTACGATGCAATGCCTTCAACATATATTTTAGAAAAGCCCTACGGTGTTGTAGTTGATACTAATTTATTGATTTATTTATTTGAACCAGAAGTTATTTCTACAAAAGCCTTTAATAGGTTTTTAAGTTGTCTAATTTTAGGAAGAATAAAATTGATAATTCCTGAGCAAGTGAAAAAGGAATGGGATAAACACAGGACAATAAAAAATGATCAGTATCAAAATTCAGCAATTAAAGCGATTGAAAAACACAGGGAGCTCGCTAATCATATACAAGATGCAAATGAAAAGAAGCAATTACTTGAGCAAATAGAAAAACTAAAAAAGATGGCTAGTAGAAAGTATCGATATACTCATGGTTTAAGAGCGAGACAATTAGATCAATATATTTCAGACGAAGTAAAAACAATTATTCCTAAAAGAAATCAAAATGTTGATAAGATAGTTGTTGATTTGGCCCTAACTAAAGAAGCTCCTTTTTTTGGTCCAGATGACAGAAACTTAGTTGATAAGTCTAAAAAAAATCAAATGGCAGATGCTGTTTTGTTCTTTACTGCATATGAGTACGTAAAAGATAACAACTTTAATTATGAAAAAGTTTTCTTTATTACTGTTAATAAAGAAGATTTTTGTCCAAAGGGAAATAATTCAATTTTACATCCTAATTTACAATCATATGCTGACAAGGTTGGTTTAACTTATTTTAACAATCTGGAAAGAATGTTAAATGAAGTGGACCCAGAGTCACATTATAATTTAGATTTCCATACTGATAATTCTTTTTACTTTTTAACTGATAAATATTTTGAGCCCTGTCCCAATTGTGGAGAAGAGGTACATATAAATGCAGATTCTAAGGTAGTACAAACAAGAAATAAACCACTTGGATCATACTTTCTAACATGTCCAATTTGTCAACACTTATGGGATACAAATACCTCACCAGAGGACTTTATATATTAAATATTTGGCATCCACTAAAGGGGTGCTTTTTTTATTGGTAAAGAGGATGGTCAATTAGAAGTTCGCTTATATTTAAATATAGAACAGATTTCTGTATTAAATTAATTTGCATTAAACGTATCCAAAACGAATACATTGTATTAGAGAACGAAAAGTTCAACGCAAAGTTCAACGCAAAGTTCAACGAATGCTAAAACGATGAGTACAAAAAAAGAACAGAGACTGCACTCCCTGTTCTTTAAAAAAATTAATTTAATTTTGTTCAACTTTGAAGGTTATCTTTATTCGTTTTGAAATTATCAATAAAAGCAGTATAACTTGAAATGTTGTCATAATATTCCCCTTTCCTTAGGTTTAGTTTGGTTCAAGTAATGTATATGTTTAACAAAGGGGATTTATTATTCTTTAAGATACTTTGAAAAGCATCCTTGGGGTGCTTTTTTTCTTTTGCTCCAAAACAAACACAAAAACCTGGAGGTGGCAGGTGATGTAGCATGGCTGAAAAGTATGTCCAAGCTGAAAAAGATTATGTCAAAGGCATGAAATACAAGGACATTGCTGAGAAATATCAGGTGTCACTTAATACCGTCAAGTCCTGGAAAAAGCGATATGGATGGAAACGAGATAGGGGTGCACCCAAAGAAAAAGGTGTGCATACAAAAAAGCGGGGTGCTCCAAAAGGTAATATTAATGCAAAAGGTAATAAAGGAGGAGCTGCCCCGAAAGGGAACTCAAATGCAGTAACCCATGGTTTGTTCTCTAAGTTCCTTCCGGAAGAATCATTAGAAATTATGAACCATATGCAGAAGCATTCCCCAGCCGATTTAATTTGGGATCAAATACTGATTCAATATGCTGCCATTATTCGAGCACAGAAAATCATGTATGTTGAAAACAAAGACGATATCACCAAGGTTTTAAAAAAGAAAAAAGACTCAGACTCTGCTGAGGAAAGAGAATGGGAATATCAATTTGCTTGGGATAAGCATGCTAGCTTTTTAAATGCTCAGTCCAGGGCAATGGGTGAGCTTCGGTCCCTTATTAAGCAATTTGATGAGATGGCACACATTCATGATGAGCGCAGGCTGAAGCTTGAACTTATGCGGGCTAATATTGAGAAAACGAAAGCTGAAATTAAACAAGAGGGCGGAGATGCCAGCAAGGTCGTTATCGTTAATGACAAAGAGGCAATGAGGAAGGCGTTAGAAAATGACAGTCAAAACAATTAATGTCATGGATTTAATGAACGTCAACTTCTATTCCCTCTGGCTTGCTGAACAGTCTCATATAGTCGCAAAAGGCGGCCGTTCTTCCATGAAATCCTCGGTGATTAGTCTAAAACTTGTAGTCGATTTTTTGGAAGATGACCAGGGCAATGTCGTTTGTCTAAGGAAAGTAGGAAAATATCTTTCTACCTCTATTTATGAGCAGATTAAATGGGCCATTTACATGCTTGGTGTTGAGGATGAGTTCTATTTCGGAAAGTCTCCCCTCATAATTCGTCATAAGGCCACCAATACAGCCTTTTATTTTTATGGCGTTGACGATCCAATGAAGATTAAGTCGGCCAAAATAGCGAAAGGCTATGTCATGGCTCTGTGGTTTGAGGAAGCAGCTGAATTTGCTGGTGTGGAAGATATCGATATTGTAGAGGATACCTTTATCCGGCAGGAGATTGAAGGGAAAGAGGTTAAGGTATATTTCTCCTATAACCCTCCCAGAAATCCTTACAGCTGGATTAATGAGTGGTTAGATACAAAGGCAGGGGATCCTGATTATTTCATTCATCATTCAACCTATCTTGATGATAAAAAAGGGTTCTTATCCGAACAGATGATCCGGAAGATTGAGAAGTACAAAGAGAACGATGAGGACTACTGGCGTTGGATGTATGCCGGCGAGGTTATCGGTCTTGGTGACATGGTGTACAATATGGACCACTTCCATGAAATCGATGAGCTGCCAAAAGACGATGATCTAATTATTATCGACATTGCTATTGATACCGGGCACCAGGTATCTGCTACCACTTTCTTGGCCTTCGGACATACGAAAAAGCGGAATGTAATTCTGCTTGATACATTTTACTATAGCCCGGAAAACAAAGTCATAAAAAAGGCTCCAAGCGAGCTTTCAAAGGACTTAAAAGAATGGATGGATAGAATCCAGCAAACCTACAAACGACACTTTGATCAGCAAACTATCGATTCTGCAGAGGGGGCTTTGCGGAACCAGTTCTTTAAAGATTATGGCATCCGCCTTCATCCTGTAGTGAAGAAAAAGAAAATAGATATGATCGACAACGTCCAGGACTTATTAGCTCAGGGGCGTTTTTTTGTGCTTAAAACAGCAGCCAATGAGATTTTCCTTACTGAACATAAAAAATACCAATGGGATGCTGATACCTTACAGAGCGATGATCCGAAGGTCATAAAGATTGATGATCATACCTGCGATGCATTCCAATATTATATTCAGGATAATTTGAGGAAGCTTGGATTGAAATATTAAGGCGGTGACAACCGATGTTTAAAGACATGCTGGCCCGCATAAGGCAGGTGATGTACAGAATGGGATTGATTAAAGGTATTCAGAAGCTGGCTGACCACAAGGATATCCAGATTAATGAGGATTTCTATAAATATATTGGAAATTGGAAAGCTCTCTATAAAGGTTATTTTAGTGAATGGCATGATATCCGATATACAACGATTGCTGGGCCGAAAAAACGCCGTATGGCTTCCTTGAACATGCCTAAGGTGGTCTCTCAGGAGCTAGCAACATTAATCTTTAATGAACGCTGCGAGATCAATATTTCTGATAAGACATTGTCTGAGAACATTCATGATGTCTTTAAGAGTAATAATTTCGTTAAGAAATTCCAGGATTACTTAGAATACCAGTTTGCTATGGGTGGCATGGTGATCAAGCCTCATGTAGAGGATGAAAAATTAAAGCTCTCCTATGTAACAGCTGATTGTTTTATCCCGATTAGCTGGGACCATAACACCATTCGAGAGGCTGTTTTCATAAATGAATTCTCCAAGAAAGGAAAGAAATACACTCACCTGGAATGGCACCTGTGGGATGGGGAAACCTATCTAATCCGGAATGAAATCTATGAAAATAATTCAGGCGAGGAATTAGGGGTTAAGGTTCCACTGAAGCAATTTTTCACGAATCTTGAAGAGGAGATTAGGATATCCAATTACAAGCGACCGGGTTTTGTCTACTTTAAGCCAAACATAGCCAATAACTTGGATACAGCAAGCCCTTTAGGAATCTCAATTTTCGCCAATGCTCTCGATACGCTGCATTCCCTAGATATCGCTTTTGACTCTTATCAGCGGGAATTTAGGCTTGGTAAAAAGCGGATTTTAGTACCGGATACAGCTATTCAAACGGTAATTGATCCAATAACTGGTCAGATGCACCGTTATTTTGATGCTGAAGATGAAGTTTACCAGGCTTTGGCGTTAGGTGATATGGATGCGAATAAAATAGCAGACATTTCAGCAACACTTAGGGTCGAGGAACATATTTCAGCGATCAATTCTTTGCTCAATGTCTTGGCAATGCAAATAGGCTTCTCTTCCGGTGCTTTCACTTTTGATGGTCAGGGAGTTAAAACAGCGACAGAGGTCGTTTCTGAAAACTCCAAGACCTTCCGTACGAAGCAAAGCCATGAAAACCTCATTGAAGCGGGAATTCAGGAACTGGTGGAATGTATCATTCAGGTCGCTGAGCTGTATCAGTTGTTTAGCCGTCCTGCTGGAGATTATGAGGTTACTGTAGCCTTTGATGATTCTATTGCCGAAGATCAGACTGCGGAAATCAACAAGCAAGTTCAGTTGGTGTCAAATGGCCTGACCTCTAAGAAAAAAGCCATTATGAAAATTCATGGTTTTTCTGAGGAAGAGGCGGAGCAACTCCTTAAAGAGATACATGAGGATAATACAACTGCAACTGCCGAGGCCATTGACTTTTTTGGGATAAATAAGCAAAAGCAGGAAGATAGATAATGGATCCACTTAAACAGCAGCAGTTATCTATGCCGGTTGTAGAGGTTTTTCTCTCCATAGAGGAAGAAATCCTTTTAAATGTTGCTAAGATTCTCAAGCAAGGCAAAAGTCTGCTTGATGAAGATGTTGAAAGGTGGCAAACGCAAAAACTTGGGGAACTTGGCACTTTAACACAAAGAAACATCATAACCATTGCCAAACATGCGGAAATGTCCATAGATGCTGTAACAACCATGCTTGAAGAAGCGGGATTTGAAGCCGTTTCTGAAACAGAAATTGAATTAATGGAAGCTGTAGCTGAAGGAATTCTAATTAGGCAACCAAAGCTTGCAGAAAGCCGGGCACTTGAAGCAGTTCTGTTGTCATATCAAAGGCAGGCCAGGGAATCTTTCAATCTAATCAATACAACCATGCTAATCGAGGCACAGCAGGTCTATTTGAACATCTTGAATGAAACAACTGCCAAAGTCTTGGCAGGGACCAAAACACCTAGGCAGGCTCTTGCAGAAACAGCAAGAAGATGGGCAAGAGAAGGAATTCCAGCCTTGAAAGATAAGGCAGGCCGTAAATGGAGTACAGAAGCCTATGTTTCTATGGTTACAAGGTCAATGTCAAACAACGTAGCTAATGAAATGCAGTTTGCAAGAATGGATGAATATGGACTTGATCTTGTCGAGGTCAGTTCGCATAGCGGCGCAAGGCCAAGATGCGCCCCTTTTCAGGGGCGTATTTTTTCTAGGAGTGGAAACAGCTCTAAATACCCGCCTCTTTCATCTACAAGCTATGGAGAAGCAGCGGGGTTAAGAGGTGTTAATTGCAGGCATGTTTTCTATCCGTATATTGAAGGTTTTTCAAAGCGAACCTATAAGCCGTACCCAGCAGCAGAAAACAGGAAAGCTTATGAGGAAAGCCAGCAACAAAGAAAGCTTGAAAGAGATATTAGAAAAGCCAAAAGAGAACTTGCCATGATGATAGAAATAAACGACACATACGGCATAAATGATGCTGAAGAAAAAGTGAAAGAAGCGCAATATAGGATGCGCCAATTCATCAGAGAAACAGGACGTACAAGGCGATATGAGCGCGAAAAGGCTTATTAATTTGTCCTGATGGATGACGTTAAAAGCCATGAAAGGCCCATTTTAAAGGCTTGGGGCGTAACTAAGCGTATTCCTTTGGGTGGAGGGTTACACCTTAAAAAAACTAATTAGGAGATTGATATAAATGGATTTAAAAGAATTGCTTGGTGAAGAATTATTTGGTCAGGTCATGGAAAAAGTGAGAGATAAAAAGATTGCTATCGTATCTGATGGCAATTGGATCCCAAAAGAAAAGTTCAATGAGTTGAACGAAAATGCAAAAGAACTGAAGAAGCAGCTGAAAGATCGTGATACTCAATTAGCTGAACTTGGTGAAAAGGCCAAAGGTCATGATGAACTGACAGCTAAGATCAATGAATTAACTGAGGCCAACAAAAAAACTGCAGCTGAATACCAACAAAAGCTTGATCAGCAGGCTTTTGATTTTGCCTTAAAATCTGCTTTAACAAATGCAAAGGCAAAGAATCCTAAGGCGGTGGAGGCTCTATTAAACAAGGACTCTATCAAGCTGGATGGAGATAAGCTGCTTGGCTTGGAAGACCAGTTAAAAGCATTGAAAGAAAGCGATGCCTACTTGTTTGAAGGAGAGCAACAGCCTAGAAAACCAACATTTTCTCATGGCCAGCACCAAACGACTCCTGGTAGCGAGCCTAGCACTCTATTAGATGCACTAAATCAAAGGTTTTCTACAACAAATAATTAAGTTTAGGAGATGATTTTTCATGCCGATTACATTAGCACAGGCAAAGGTTGGAATGGCAGACCATATTGACCAGCAGGTTATTGATGAATTTCGTCGGGCTTCCTTCCTTTTAGATCAATTAACATTTGATAATGCTGTCTCACCAGGTACAGGTGGTTCTACATTAACCTATGGGTACACTCGTTTAAAAACTCCATCTACTGCTGGATTCCGTGAAATTAACAACGAATATACAGCAAATGAAGCAGACCGTGAGAATCAATTTGTTAACCTTAAGATTTTTGGTGGAGCGTTTAAGATTGACCGTGTAATTCAGGATACTAGCGGTCAAATCAACGAAATGAACTTCCAAATGCAGCAAAAAATTAAAGGAGCAGCAAACCTGTTTCATTACACAGTTATTAATGGTGATTCAGCTGTTGACTCTAAAGCATTTGATGGGCTTGATAAGGCACTTACTGGTTCTAATACAGAATTAAACACGGATTCTATTATTAATCTTTCCGATGAAGCAAGCTTAGAAAGCAACAAATTTGCGTTTCTAGATGAGCTTGATAATTTCTTAGCAGAATTGGACGGGCGACCAACAATGCTGATGGGTAACAGCAAATTAATCACAAAAATCAAATCTATCGCTCGACGTGCTGGTTATGCTACTAAGTCTGAAGATGGTTTTGGTCGCACAGTAACCGGATATGATGGAATCCCTCTTGTTGATCTTGAGTACTTCTATAACGGTATTTCAACCGTTCCAGTTGTTCCAATCGAAAACCGTACTGTAGGGACTGAGCAAACGGGATTAACAGATCTTTATGCTGTATCACTTGGAATGAATGGTTTCCATGGTGTTTCTCCTACTGGAAATAAAGTGATTCGTACTTTTCTGCCAGATTTCAATTCTCCAGGAGCGGTTAAAACAGGTGAGGTTGAAATGGTGGCTGCTGTTGCTCTTAAGGCCACTCGGAAAGCCGGTGTTCTTCGCAACATTAAAGTTTTATAAAGAAGGGAGTCTTCATGCATGGCTAAAATTAAAAGCCCTAACCCAAATTACAACGGGGTTAGTGCTTCCCTTCACTTTGTGAATGGAGAAGCTGACACCGATGATAAATGGTTGATCGAATGGTTTAAGAATAAAGGTTACATGGTAGAGGAAGCTGTCGTGAAGAAAAAATCAGGGAAAACGAAAGCAATAGAATCTGAAGATAAAAAGGATGAGTAATCGTGCCTTACATTAATCAGGCTTTTTATGATAATGAGTACAGAGGCACTCCGATGGATTCGGACACCTTCACAAAATTGGAATTAAGGGCCTCAGATCTGATAGATAGGGTGACGAATTATCAATTAATGGGAGTTGATCTTTCACAGCAGCCTCCATTAATTCAAACTAATGTTAAGAAAGCTGTTGCAGCCCAGGTTGAATATATGTATTCGGAAGGAGGAGAATTGTCGGTTCATGGCAGTTCTCCTTTTTCAGTTAGTGTTGGCAATTTTAATTATTCGCATGGTGTGGGTAGTTCAGGGAAACAGGAGTCAAGGGTTTTTTCTGAAATGTCCATGAACTACTTGAAACTCACAGGACTGCTTTATATGGGGGTTGGTGTTAGATGCTAAATGTAAGGCCAATTCCAAGGTCATTACTGATCCATGAAGCAACTTATGAAGAATTTCTTGAAAACGGCAGATATGGGGAAACCTTTCTTCCTGCCGTCACCCTTAAAAATATCAGGATTAACTATGAAAGAAGTTTGAAGCGTACCCGAGAAAGTGAAGGCAAAAATATCAAAGCGACAATGTTCTTTGATCTTGTAAATTCAAGCGCAACTGGTGAATTTGAGTTCAAAGAAAAATCGAAGCTTACATTTCAGGGTTTGGTGATGCAGGTGCAAAAGATTAATCTTATTTACGCTGATAAACTTCATCATTATGAGGTTGAGTTGATTTAATATGATTCAGTTCAATGTGAGGACTGAACTTGGCAACCTTCAAAGCCGGGTTCAACAGGCGGTTGATGCAGTGCAAATGCAACTTGATAAGGAAGTCTTAAAGGATTCAAACTTTTTCATCCCTAAAGATACCGGGGAACTTGAAAGATCTGCATTGAGGGCTTCAAATATCGGGCAGGGAGTTTTAAGGTGGGACACTCCTTATGCAAGAAGACTCTACTATAACCCACAATACAACTTTTCCAAAGATACGAACCCAAATGCACAAGGGCTTTGGTTTGAAGCAGCAAAAGCCCAGTATAAAAGCGATTGGATCAGACTTATGCAACAAACCGTTAACAGCCGTTTTTAGAAAGGGGCGATTTTCCATATGGATTCAGATTTTATTGATGATATGGCAAGTCATCTTGAAGCAAACCTTTCTTTATTTACATCGCTTTCTGTTGATGTTCTTCCTGAAGATTTAAATGCAATCACTATCAGAAGAACACCCTCAGCACCTGGCACAAGGTATCTGGATGAAACAAAAGAATGGGTTATGGCCTTTCAGGTATTAGTGAAACATCAAGAACAATGGCAGTCTATTCAAACCATGAATGAAATTGCTATTCATCTTGATCAATTAGCGCCAAATGCGGTGATCCCGGCTGATGGTTCTTATGAGTTTACCAAATGTGAAATCTATACCATGCCAACGTTGGTTGAAAAGGACAGCAGGGGTAGTTATATCTACACAGCGTTATTTAACGCTATCATATTTAAAAATTAAGGGGGTTATTTGATTGGCACAAGGCTTCACATTAAATTCAGCGCACACTTTTGAAATTGAAACTTCACAAACAACTGATGAAATGACACAAGTATGGGCGCGGGTTGCAGCGGGTATCAATACCTTTGATCCGCAATGGAATGAAGAGATTGACCAAACACCTTATCTAGATGGTGATGGATTCGGATCTTCAGATGTTACAGCAGCGCAGCTTGTTATTTCGTTTGAAGGACATAGGAAATACGGTGATGCGGCCCAGGATTTCATTGCAGGGTTACAAGCGGAACTTGGAGAAGGGCGTAAAACTTTATTCCGTTGGACAGAGGCTTCTGGGGATATGTTTGAAGGGCCTTGCACAGTTGCAAATATCGTTGGGGCTTCAGGTGCTGCCAACGAAAAAAGTACATTCAGCTTTGAAATTCACTTTAACGGAAAACCGACTTACACACCGGCCGTTTAATTAATAAATAACTGACGAAGGGGAAATGAAAAATGGCAATTAAAATTGATGTTCAAAAGTCTTATGAAGAAGTAGATATTGGTGGCGATATTTATATTCTTGATCTGAATGATGACAAAATACAGGAATATATAGCTGCTTTTGATGATTTCCAAAAGGAATTAGAAAAACTAGGAAAAAAAGACCTGGAAAGCATGTCAAAAGCTGAAAGAGATCAGTTCACTAAACAAAACCAAGAACTTATTGAAAAGCTTACAGATCTTATGCTTGGCAATGGTTCTTTCGTGAAGGTCTATCAAAAAACAGGTAAGTCGCTCATGGTTATGACTGACATACTTGTTCAGCTTATGGGAGTTGTGACAGATAAGGTTGAAAAGTTCAAAAGCAAAGGGAAAGCTTATTATACAGGTAAGTGAAGCCTATGAAGCTAACTGATCGTTTTTCTGATGAAATAGAGTTCAAGGGTCATACAATTAAGCTTAATATGGCATTTGACAATATTTTAAGAGCAAGAGAATTATTGAAAGATCCTCTTTTTTCTAATGTTGAAAAAGTTTTAACCTTATATGAAATGCTAGTAATAAATGCCAATGAGATTGATTTGTCTTTCAATGAGATAAATCAGCTTATTGGCTTTCTTTTTGATCAGGTTTTGTTCCCGAATAATGGAGGAAGCAACGGAAAGAGTTATTTTGATTTTGATCAAGATGCTGCCATTATTTACGCTTCATTTCTCCAGGATTACAAAATGGATCTGTTTGAAATGCAAGGCAAGCTTCATTGGCAGAAATTCTTGGCCTTATTAGGGAACTTGTCTGATGATACCATATTCAAAGAGGTTGTGGGGATCCGGGTACAGAAAATCCCGGCACCTACTAAATACAACCAAGAAGAACGGAACCGAATTATTGAATTAAAGCGGATTTATAGGCTTAAAGACGATTTGCCTTCACTGGAAGAAGCTGATGCAGCCTTAACTTCAATTTCAAACGCATTAAAAAGAGCCTGCAAAAAGAAAGGTAGGTGAAGGTAGTTGGCTGATGGGGCTATAGTTATTGAAACAAGGGTTGACCAACGAGGAGCGCAGCAGGGACTTAACGAACTGCAAAACAGGATTCAAAGTGTAGGTCAAAAGATGAAGGATGTTGGAACAGCCTTAACAAAAAGTGTTACTACACCTGTTGTGGCACTAGGAACTGGTGCAGTTGCTATGGCTACAAGCTTTGATGATAGCATGAGAAAAGTTGAAGCGACTATGGGCAGTAAGCTTGGGAAAACAACCCAGGAGGTTGAAGCAAATGTAAAAGCCCTAAGAGATGAAGCAAAGCGATTGGGCAGCACAACGGCCTTCAGTGCTTCAGAAGCAGCAGGGGGCATGGAAAAGTTAGCCCTTGCGGGATGGGATACTAATCAGATCCTTGAAGCAACAGGTCCTATGCTCAATTTAGCTTCAGCAGCTTCAATGGATTTAAGCTCCGCAGCGGATATTGTAACCGATACTATGAGCGCATTTGGCATGGAAGCGACTGAAGCCGAAAAGGCAGCGGATATTTTCGCTAAAACTATGTCCAGTAGCAATACGGATGTAACCCAATTAGGGGAAGCCATGAAATATGTTGGTGCCTCTGCAAATGCTGCCGGGATGGATTTAGAGCAAACTAATGCCATTCTCGGGAAACTTGCTGATGCCGGTCTAAAAGGAAGTACGGGCGGTACGGTTCTTGCCGGGATGCTTAGAGAAGTACAAGCTAATGCAAAAGATGGAGCCATTGCGATTGGTGAAACTTCTGTTGCTGTTTATGATGCGCAAGGGAATATGCGCGATATGACAAGCATTCTTGCAGATGTTGAGAAAGCCACAAAAGGCATGAGTAATGAACAAAGGAACGCGGCACTTTCTGCCGTTTGGGGTGCTGAAGCCATTCGCGGTGTCAACATCATCATGGAGTCAGGAACCGATTCAGTAAGAGAATTAGAAGATGCTCTAAGAAACAGCGCAGGGGCCTCTGAAGAAATGAAAAACAAAATGGAAGGCGGTATTGGTGGAGCCTTCAGATCTCTTAAATCAGCAACCGAAGGCCTTGCTATTGCATTCGGTGAAATTTTAGCACCATATATACAGTCATTAGCGGAAAAAATAACTTCACTTGTCCAATGGTTTAGCGGTTTAAGTGATGGAATGAAGAAAACAATCCTGATTGTTGCAGGAATTGCAGCTACCATAGGCCCTGTTTTGCTCATATTAGGGCATTTGATCATATTTGTTTCAAATGTGATAGGGGTTATCTCCAAGCTTGGCCCTGTTTTAAACTTCATCCGTACAGCCTTTCTAGCTTTAACAGGCCCAATTGGTATCATAATTGCCATTGTTACTGTTTTGGCTATTGTGATTTATAAAAATTGGGAGGACATAAAGACATGGACAATTGAAACCTGGGGGCAGATAAAAGAATTTCTTTCTGCTTTTTGGCAAGCAACGAAAATTGTCTTTGAACTGACGGTTGAATA